TATCTTCAAACAAGTGAGCCATATTTGTAATGAGAGAGGTGTCCCAGGTGGATATGTGTCCGTGATTTTTCAAACCAGTCTCTCTATCGACGCACCACAAGTTAACTGCATTCTTCAATTCTTCTTTGGTAGTAGGTTTAAACCGATCATTATTCATATTATGCGAAAATTCCATCTATAGACACTGCATTATGCCGTCTCTATATCAATCGTCATGTACATATTCATCCTCCAGTATATTGTACCCATATTGTTCCATAACGCGCCTTACGCGTTTGGGATGCAGTGCCTTTGCAATGATTTCTTGTGCAATCGGCTTGATCTGTTTATGCATTTCGGTACCATTAAGATCAAGCATCAATGGGTTTTCTAACAAGTGCAACATGGAGTAACCATGTCCGTACTCCAGTATAAGATCAATGTACAGTGGCGCAAGTGGGTTGTTCAGAGCAAAGTTAAACCAGTCGATCATATGCATGTTTTTAAGCATTAGTTGTATTGCGCCTGGGTTTGCCGAGAGTCCGCTCCATGACACCTTGTCCATATTTTTAGCCAATAGATGAATAGCTGCAGGATTACCAGAGAGATTGGGCCAAAATATCTTTTCGTAGTACCTCTCGAGCATAGGTACCGCAGCCGGATTTTTGGACAGGTACTCCCACTTTATCTTGTCGGGGTGTTTCTCCAGAATGCGCATCGCGCCCGAATTTTCAGAGAGCTTGTACCAGTTGACCTTGTCGAGGTTCTTCTCTAACAGGCGGCGTGCTCCAGGATTTCCACTGAGACTGGGCCAGTGAATTTTGTCCATGTTTTTCTCAAGTATGTGGATCGCAGCGGGATTCCTCGAGAGCGCTTTCCAGTCCACCAGATCCATGTTTTTCTCGATAATGGGTATTGCGCCTGGATTTGCGGACAGTGCCTTCATCACAACATCGGTACGTTCCATACCGGCCATCCAGTCAGGTACCTTAAAAATGGGGTTCATTGAGCTATATATATCACATGGATCCGTTTATACCTTTACTGTCGGGGCAGTAACATATTCTTCTTCCAAGATATCATACTCAAATTGCTCGAGAATGCGCCGCACGCGACTGGGATGATATACTCTTTCCATTAGCTCTTGTGCGACGGGCTGCATTTGTTGTCGCATTGCCTCTTTGTCTAATTCAAATATCGCTGCATTCGTAGACAGCACATGCCAATAAATTTTGTCAACATTATTTTTTAGCATATCTATGGCGCCTGGATTACATGCCAGTGCCATCCAGTCGATTTTATCCATGTTTTGTTCAAGCAAATGGATTGCCGACGGGTTTGCCGATAGCATCTGCCAGTCAATCTTTTCCACATTTTGCTCAAGTATGTCTATTGCTGCGGGATTTTTAGATAGCGGACTCCAGTTGATGTATTCCGGGTATTTTCGTAGCATTGGAACACCGTGTGGGTTATAGTTAAGAAGGTACCATGTGACGATATCAAATTCTTCCACCTTAACGTTTTTACATTTGGATCTATGCAGTAGAATTGCATGACATTTTCAAGCTTACTTAAGGAATGCTTGGGTATTATCACGTTATATGCTTGTGCTATTTTTAACATATGGATTCGCGAGGGTTCTATTTCGAAATAAGGCGGCATAATCCAGTCGACAAAGTTGTCCCATAATTCTCTGTACTCTTCTACCCACTCGACCAATTTGTAAATAGGTATCATAACATTACAATGATAGCTATTATAAGTTTATACGGGTTATCGGTATTAGAGATGTTTGTCTACAAACTCCTTGATGTATTTGCCATCTTTTATGTGCACGTTCCCGTCACTAAGGCTCTTATTTAAGAACCCATTGTTGTCAATATAGTGGTCGTAAATATCAAAAAAGATCCAGTCATTTTCGCGACATTTCTCTCGTATCCGCTCATTGAAGTATAACACATATTGTTTACGCTCCTCGTCGCTACCCAAATAAGGTAAGAACCTATTCTCGTATGTATTTGATTTGTTTACTGGTGGTACAACATTATAGAGGCATGTGTGTTTAAGATTCACGTCACTAACAATGTCCTTAATTGCAATGGTATATCTATCGACGACTTCATCAATAACCATCTTGTAAGACTTTGTATTCGTGATATGTTTATAGATGTGACACCTACAATCAATCTCTCCGAAACAGAATATTACGATATCGCCGTCGACAATTTTAAAATCACGTAAAACATTTTTGCTGTATCTGCCATTGCCAATTGAATAACATAATACCGGACCTACATCATGTGTTACAATTCCTTCACAATCTTTCCATCCCGAGTGTTTACTTGACGCATGACTGTCACCGATCGTATGTATCGTCATATTATACAATACGAAATAACTATTTATTTATATGTTTTGTCATCTCATATATATGACAAATAATATTTTCGAAACGAATTACACCACTTATATTGAACCGGTGTATGGTCCGAGACGTAATGATGTACGAGATACAGAACTAACCAGGGACATACTGGTTCCGCACGATTACACCATACCAATGGACGAGCGTTATGATTTTACCGATTATGATGTATATAGCATAGATCCTGAGGGATGCGAAGATGCGGACGATGCATTTAGTGTATATACCGAACGAGATCTTCTATATTTGGCAATTCATATTGCTGATCCCACTGAGTTTATACGACTGCATTCTGATCTATGGGTGTCCATTGTACAGAGAACAACCACCAAGTATCTGTCGAATCGAAAGCCTATACATATGATACCTGATCAAGTATTGAAAATGGTGAGCTTACAGGGCGAGAATGAGATGAAGCGCACGATATCGGTAATCACTGAAATCAATAAGGACACATACAACCCCCAAGGCGAAGTCAAACTGGTATTTGGAAAAGTTATGGTGAAACGTGCGCACGCATTTTCATACAAACAAGCCTCTGTGCATGATCTGGACGCGTTGAAAATCGGGCTTCAAATAAGCGAGCAACTTCAGATACATCGCGGGAAGAAGACCAAAGGCGTTAAGTTGAATGAACTCTCACCTGCGCATGTTTGTTATGAGAATGGCCATGCCTATCTTTACCGAGACAGTGACGAGGAAAAGATGATGAAACAGATGATCGCTGAATTCGCGATATTTGCAAACTCCTTTGTGGGCGAGTACTTAAAAAACACTTTAAACTTTGGAATATTCAGGACGTGTCAGACGAAAGAGTGGCTCGGTGAAATAGCGAATGATATGACTGGGGAGGAAATGATTCAATGGATCATTACTGACGGCATTACCGCCGACTATTTGTCCAAAGTAAGCTCACATGACCTGGTAGGCATGCCGGAATACTGTCATTTTACCTCTCCCATACGGCGACTGTCAGACTGCGTATGTCACTATCTTCTCAAATACATATATTTAAAAAATAAAAAGGATATTGATGGACTTACCGCTCCATTCATCCCTGCCGATCTCGACTTTCTGTCGTCCAAATGTCTCAGTGTGACTAAGAAGGACAAAAAGAACCAGTATACAGACATCAAGTTCCGACTTCTTCAAGTCATGAGCAATATGATTGAAGAACAAGGGCCAATTACACTGGAATATTACGTCACTGGGTATAGCGGGATGTTTTTGAATATCATTATTTGCAAGATAAACGAATTCGGTGTCTATATGTCGTATACGTTACGAATTAAAAACAGTTCCCTGTTATTTTACAGGGGCGAACATAAGACGGTTGTCTGTACAAATGTCAACTGCTTTACGAAGTTTGACCAGGGGTGTATACCCGAATTAGATGCGGTATTTTTGAAATAAATTTATAGTTTACGTAAAGAATATATAAAAATAAAATAATAATTATATAATGGAGGACGTGTTTACTCATATATATGAAAGTGCACATTGGGGAAATAATAAAAACAACAATTATTCAGGCAGCAGTGGAGGTGGGAGCGAAATAGATTATAATGTACCATTTATAAACACGTTAAAAAAAATATTACACGTTGGAAAAATTCGACATATTGTCGATTTAGGTTGCGGAGACTTTAAAATTGGCACGTTGGTGTATGATGATATAGACGTTTTATATACTGGTTATGATTCATACAAAAAGGTTATTGAGCATCATAAAACTCAATATCAAGAACCAAAATATACTTTTAAACATCTCGATTTTTATACAAATAAGGAAAGTATTGTAGAAGGAGACATGTGTATACTAAAAGATGTCTTACAGCATTGGACAACAGAACAAATCTATATTTTTCTTGATTATATAATAGAAAGTAAAAAATTTAAATTCATATTAATGATTAATTGTTGTAATCAGAAAGAAGATAACCAATATAATTATTTGGGAGGAACACGACAATTAAGCATAAATTTTTTACCATTAAAAAAATATAATCCAATTAAACTGGGGCATTACCATACCAAAGAGGTCTCTCTTATTAGGATAATATAAGTCACAAGGTTGAAGACGTTAGGCTGTGTGGGACACTATGGCACCGACAGCCTGTGATGTAAACGATTGCTCTTTATTTACACATATGCAAATAAAGTAGCTGATTAGGAAGTTTGTTTCAGTTTATGTACATCTTTATACTGATTCCTCCCACCCATCGTAATACAGATACACGCGCTCTACCAATTCCGTATTTTCTTCCTTCTCAATGCGCTCGACTTGCTTGTTGATCTCCGCAATGAGTCTATCGAAGCGCGTTTCCAATGCCGGGTTGTGTCGTGTTCCGTCGGGTGCGTAAAAACCATCAGGGTTGAAGCGGATATACACCCACTTACCACTGTGGGCCATGTAAAGGTCGTCGTACCTCGTCTGCTCGTCCATGTCATCATATGACTTGTGTTGGTTTTCGTCAGTCTCGATCGCCAAGAGTGTACCCCCAATGAGCTTACGATGATCAATGCGCCGCTTGATGGTACAATCGCAATGGCTCGTATACATGGCTCGATCGTGGACAAATCCTTCAAAATGCTCGTTGATCATGTTCTGTACGCGTAGCTCCTTAAGATTGGTATTGATTGACAACGTACGTGGATCATCTGGGAAGTTTTGTCGAAAGCATAGTGTGCAATAGTTATCATATTTTGGGTTTGCATGACAATAATATGGACAAATATCATCAGAACAGGTAATTGCGCCGGGACATACCTTATGTTCAATATAAATTACATTATATGGTTTACATGTTTGACAAAACTTTTGTTCGGTACCAGGTATTTTGAATGATCTGCGTTTTCCGGATCCACACTGACATGGCGTAAACCTGCAATTTATATCATTTTCTTGTTTACAAGACGTACAAGAAGAAGGGTTAGATTCGTCGGGTTTTCTATAGATCATTCGAGAACCACTTCCGCAAGTACATAACTTATATCCATAATTAATGTCTTCATCATTCTTGCACTTGGAACAAGCATAAGGTTTGGTTTCGTCGGGCCTTCGAAATATCATGCGCAACCCACTTCCACATTTGCATTTGGAATTACGGATATCAATATGACAATCTTCTTTACAATCCATGCATTTGGATGGTTTGTCATCATCAGGCAAACCAAACGTCATTTGTTTCGTGGACCCACACTTGCAAAAGGTACCGCGATTCATAATCATATCTGTTGTACGACATTTGCTGCAATGGGTCGATGTTTTTGCGTCAGGTAATCCGTAAGAAGGTTGGAGACCTGAATCACAGTTCTTGCACCGACGCCCGGATACATTGATCATACCTTCTAATTTACATTCGGTGCATCGTTCGCCTGATTTCTTAGGCGGGAATGCAAACGAAGGGACCTTTCCCGAGTCACAATGCTTGCATACTCTTTTTGTTTTGCTGATATACTCTTTTTGTTTACATTTTATACATGCACTGGCCGTGTTTTCCCCTGGTTTAATGTAATTAACGGGTCTTCCACTTCCACATGCACACATTTCTTTCTTTGGACGATTTGTCATTCTTATAATATATGCCCAGGTATATTTATATTCATTTCATCGCTAAATATTATAACATTATATCTACTTGCACTCAATAAACAATATACACAGATGACATGCAGGTATCTAACACAAAATATGGACATTGACCTGCGACCCGAAACATATCAGCCATCCATGAATGAAGATGGTGGATACATTGATTCTATGCCCAATTTTAAAAACATTACAAACGGTGTGATATGCCCTTGCTCCACGAGCGAAAAGGTATTTTTATCGAGAACCAGCTTTTCTACACACATGAAGTCAAAAAGGCATACCAAATGGCTTAGCGAGATAAACAACAATCGTCGCAACTACGTTGTTGAAAACGCCAATCTTAAGGAAACTGTAAAATACCAGCGTATTATCATCGCCAACTACGAAAAAGAGATTCGTGATCTTAAACAACGTATGTCCAAATCCCTATACGACATAGACAATACCATTAATCTTCTCGATATCGACGAGATTGACGACTAATGAAAATCGACTGTATGCACCATGTCCTTGTACAATTCCAAAATTGAACCAATATAGAGCAAAATATCTAAGCATATAGCAACACAACATGTCACACCAAATGCAAAAATCTCGAATCATTGGAATTCAGTTCGGGATGCTCTCCCCCGAGGAGATCCGCCGAAACTCCGTTGTGGAACTCGTGTCCAGAGATACCTACGCAACTAACAACCGTCCTCGAGTGGGCGGCCTCTTCGACCCTCGTATGGGTGTACTCGAACCGGGGCTAATATGTCCCACTGATGGTAAAAACTACATCGACTGTCCTGGCTATTTCGGCCATATTGAACTTGCGCGCCCAATCATCAACGCCATGCACCTCAGGGATATCCTCAAAATCCTCAAGGTTATCTGTCTACGCTGCTCCAAACTGTTGATCTCCAAACAAGATCATCTACATGCACTCAAAATGCCCGCTTCTGCTCGCTGGCAATACGTCATCTCAAATATTGCCAAAATCAAGAGCTGCGGCGAGAAGCACAAGGACGGATGCGGCTGTCTCGTCCCTAAAATCGAACTTGATGGCATGACCACCATTCAAGCCACTTACCCAGTAGGAGACGAGCCCTCCGCTGCAACCATCATCGTCACACCCGAGATGCTCATCAAAATATTCAAACGTATCTCCGATGAAGATGTCAATTTCATGGGATTTAGTCCCATATTCTCCCGTCCCGAATGGATGATCTTCACCGCACTGCCTATACCGCCACCTGCCATGCGCCCTTCTGTAAAGCATGATGCTCAGACCAGAAGCGAAGATGATGTTAGCAACCTGATCTCAAATGTCATCCGAACCAATCTGGAACTCAAAGCAAAACTCGAAAAGGAGGATGCTGATCCTCGTGCCATAGAGGGTCTTACGAACGTTCTTCAGTACTTTGTCGCGATGATTGGCAACAACAAACTCAGAGGAAGTGCTCCTATGCAACAGCGCAGCGGACGCGTTTTGCAGAGCATATTCGATCGCATCAACTCCAAGTTTGGGCGTATCAGAGGTAACCTCATGGGAAAACGTGTGGATTTCAGCGCACGTTCGGTCATTACGGGCGACCCAACCCTCTCTATCCGCCAACTTGGTGTTCCTCTCAAGGTGGCCATGAATATCACCAAGCCAGTAATGGTGAATGACCGCAACCGGGCCTTCCTTATGAAGCTCGTCCAGAATGGGCCCGAGGAACATCCCGGGGCCAAGATCCTCGAACGCAAAGGAGGTGACCACATCTCGCTTCGGTACGTCGACCGAAACGCCATCACCCTCGAGAATGGCGACATTGTGCACCGACATATGATGGACGGCGACGGTGTCCTATTCAACCGTCAACCCAGTTTACACAGAATGTCCATGATGTGCCACATCGTAAAGGTCATGAAGAAGGGAAATACTTTCAGGATGAATGTGGCGGATACCAAACCATATAATGCTGATTTTGACGGCGACGAGATGAACATGCATATGCCACAAAATCCCGCAGCGGAAATCGAGCTAAAACAGCTCGCTCACGTTCCGTTTCAAATGGTCAGTCCGGCAAGTGCATCGCCCATTGTGGGGATTTTCCAAGATTCTATGCTTGGGTCTTACCGGTTTACGAGACCGGATGTGAAGTTCTCGCCAAAGGATGCGATGAATCTCATGGTAACTGTTTCGGATGTGGATTTGGCGGCCTTCTTCAAGGAGGATCGCGCTGTCAAGAACTTCGACATGATCACACAGATTATGCAGCCGATTACCCTCAAATACAAGACCAAGCTATTCAGAGATGGTGAGGACTACGAGACCACGAACAATGTTATGGAGATTGTGAATGGTAAATATGTACGCGGTCAGATGGAGAAATCTGTACTGGGAAGTGCGTCGAAGGGTATTATCCACCGTATCTTCAATGACTATGGGTCATCAAATGCGGCCAAATTCATCGATAATCTGCAGGACATCATCACGAAGTACATAACGACCAGTTCGTATAGTGTGGGTATCAGTGATTTGCTTGCAAACAGACAGACCAATGAGCGAATTGTGGAGACCATTACGGACCAGAAACAGCAGGTCAAGGGACTCATCGACAAGGTGCATATGGGAATTTTCGAGAACAGCACGGCTAACACGAACATCGCCGAGTTTGAAACCCAGGTCACGAACATTTTGAACAAGGCCACGGAGCGCGCGGGCAAAATTGGTCGCGAGTCTCTGGACAAGTCGAACCGTTTCCTGATGATTGTGGAGTCGGGAGCCAAGGGCTCTTTGGTCAACATCTCGCAGATGATTTCGTGTGTGGGACAGACGAGCGTGGAGGGCAAGCGAGTACCTTACGGGTTCCAGGACCGCACGCTTCCTCACTTCAGCCGATACGACGACAGTCCTATGGCGCGCGGGTTCATTGAAAATTCCTATATCACGGGTCTCACGGCACCCGAGCTCTTCTTCCACGCAATGGGTGGCCGTATTGGTCTTATTGATACGGCTGTCAAGACGTCACAAACGGGGTACATTCAACGGAGACTGATTAAGGGTCTGGAGGACCTCAAGGTGGAGTACGATATGACGGTGCGCAACAACAAATCGAAGATTGTACAGTTCGCGTATGGCGAGGACGGGTTTGATGCCACCAAGGTGGAGTTCCAGGCCCTCCCTCTTACGGAGATGACCACTGAGCAGATCTACATGCATTACGACATTGTGGGTGTGCATGAGAATCGCAAGGGTATCACCAGTATTTACACCAAGGGTGTCCAGACCCGGATGCGCAAGCAGACTGACAAGGCCCGGGCAAAATGCAAAGAATACATTGATATGATGATTGCGTTGCGAGAAGGTATCATTGATAAAGTGCACGATTCGCGTGGCGAGAATGGTGTCAAAGTACCTGTCTCGTTCCATCACTTGATTAACAATGTGGCAGGACAGATGAACCTGTCACCCACCAGTACGGTTGACATTACGCCCCTTGAGGCATTCGAGTTGATCGATCATTATTATCAGCGCATTCGTTCGTTCCATTACTCCGAGGAGAATGACTTGTTCCGCGCCCTCTACTACTTCTATCTCACGCCGCGCACGCTTCTTGTGATGAAGCGCTTCCATCGTGCGGGGCTCGTGATGCTCTTGGAGAATGTCGTGCTTCGTTATAAGGAGGCGCTCGTGCATCCGGGAGAGATGGTAGGAGTGATTGCGGGACAGTCGATTGGTGAGCCTACTACGCAGTTGACTTTGAATACGTTCCATCTTGCTGGTGTTGCGTCAAAGTCGAATGTAACGCGTGGTGTACCGCGTATTGAGGAAATCCTGCGTCTCACGAAGAATCCCAAAGGTCCTTCGCTGACGGTGTTCTTGAACAAGTATGAACAGGAGGACCGCAAAAAGGCAGGCAATTATGCATCCATGCTGGGACACACCTCGCTTGGGAATATCACCAAGCAGGTACAGGTGTGTTTCGACCCCACCGATTCGGTGCTTGACGCCGACACAACATTAATCTCGCAGTACAATGAGTTCGAGACGCTCATGAATGAGTGTGCGGGCGACGGCGCAGAGGAGTCTTTTGACAAGTCGAAATGGGTTATTCGTATAGAGATGGATGCGGACAGCATGTTGGACCGCAATATCAGTATGGACGACGTACACTTTGCCATCTCAAATGCATATGACTCGATGGTACAGTGCGTATATGCAGATTACAATGACTCTAACTTGGTGTTCCGTCTCCGCGTGAGCAATACTCTCTTCAAGAAGAGCAAGCAGAGCGCACTTGAAGACGATATCATCCCGATGTCGGACGACCTCTATCTTCTTCGCAATTTCCAGGAGTCGCTCCTTAATTCGGTGGTGCTCCGCGGTATTCCAAATATCAAGAATGTCAATGTACGTAAGATGCAGAACTATATGGTGGAGACTGACACCGGATTCGTACCCAAGGACATCTGGGTCATGGATACAGCGGGCACCAACCTCCTCGACGCACTTGGGCTTGATTACATTGATCCCTATCGCACGGTCAGTAATGACATCAAAGAGGTGCACGAAGTCCTTGGTATCGAGGCGGCGCGGCGCGTCATTCATGATGAATTTGTGGATGTTATGGAATTCAGCGGTGTAAGCATCAATTATCACCACCTGAGTCTATTGTGCGACCGCATGGCACTTACCAAGAATCTGGTGTCGATCTTCCGTTCGGGCATTCTTAACGATGATATTGGCCCTATCGCCAAGTCGACATTTGAGGTCCATACCGAGGTGCTTCTCGCAGCAAGTCGTCACGGCGAGTTCGATGATGCACGCGGAGTATCCGCAAGTGTCATGTTGGGTCAACTGGGCAACTATGGTACCGGTATGCACAGTATTCTGTTGGACATGAAGGAGATGCAAGAACAGGAAGGGGAATTATACGAGAAGAAGGACTCGCGTAAGAATGTCGAGGAAGCACTTGCCGCGCGCGACGATGCATGCGAACGCGATGTTCAGCTCAAGAATCATCTTCATACATTCACCTCGACTGACGTGGACTGTGTGGTTGAAGATGATGGATATGAGATGGACTTCTGAACAGGTAAGAAAACAAGTATTAGCACATCATAATAACTCATCATATAGAATTTTTTCCACATCTATATTAACCAATACAGATGTGTGACAGACTGATGTCCATATTTGGGTTTGTACGAAAAAAACGAAGAATATCATGGGAACATGAGCGGCATATCAACATGATGAAAAACCGCACACCAAATATAGCCGTATTCATACCATACCACGTGAATGATCCAGAAGAGTTTGACATGGTATATGAATCTATGCTGTCAATTGCGGATCAAACCGTGCGTTATCCCGTCTATGTTTCATTGAGTTTTGATACAGACGAGGTACGCAAACAATTCCAGTGTTATTGGACATTGAATGGACTGCTTGATGGAGATTACACCGGTGCACTGGGACCGTATGACAGTACGTATTATGTGTGGAGTCATTTCCGATTGTTTTTTCACGAGTCATCCAAGACCCGATTCCAACACCTTCAGTTCCTCAATCTGAATATCACGGTGGATTATATTGTATTCGCGGACATTACCGAGATATATGCTCTTGATCGACTTGCAATTATTAAGCGATATATATGCAAGACGAGTCAGTCCGTGTTTACGGAAAAGTATGCTGCGGTCGACTCATGTGCATTTCTTCGGTATACAAATATCATCATGAAACAGTCGCATTTTTCGGCATTTCTACGGTTGGCGACGGCGCATATCGAGCGCCTGTTTTGCGAATATTTGTTTGTTGAGTACATATTACGGTGTTTTGAGAAGATACCCAGTATAAGCCCGTTGGTACAAGTTCATGACAAACGCGCTGCATTTTCGCATGCCATATCCTTACTGGAACCATTCATTGAACAAATGCCAAAAATCAGTGTAAAGAAAACCCAGTATTGGAAGCAGTATAATCATGAATTAGAAGAAGTATTGTTTGCGGCTATTGCAATATGCCCCAGCACAGAATATGTTAAGACACTGAATATCATACCCGTAAGAAACATGACAATGCATAGTTTATTGTGTGAGACCAGTTACATCAATCTGTACAACCGTTTTAAAGAGATAAAAATAGATCTGACTGCATTTTATGAAAAGGCAAAAAAGGAGCAAGCTCCTTGTGATTGCAAAGACAGATTAGAGAGAGTTACGGTATGAATCAATCCGGGTCATGGTAGATTTAAAATTTCCATTGATGGTCTTAAGGAATTTGCAGGTTGAACCGAGCAAACGATCATAAATCTCTAATTCAACTCCCGTTGTTTTTACCAGGCGTTTGTTGATTTTTTCGTCAAACTCAGGATTAGCCGGATCAGCGTTCGTATGTTTCAACACGTGGTTCACGGCTTTGTCCATGATTGTTTGTATGAGTCCTCGATACGTTTTGGTAAGTTCGATGCCAATGATCATCATATCACGATTCTTAATATCAATATTTGCGAGTCTCGTGCGCTCACGAAATCCGGGCTCTTTCATGCGCTTCTTGTGTGGGCATCGTTTGGTTGGATGATCAGAGTGATGACAGGTTCCGCATGGCTTATTTTTGGGTTGCAAGCTCGTATAGTTTGTGCGACACATAGGGCACGTGCCTGACTCAACAGTGAGGTTGAATTTTTCCGACCATTGAACAATACACTGTGCACAGAACGTATGTTCGCAGCTGTCAATTGAGGTTTCAGAAGCGTATGACATAGGTTCGTAACAGATGGAGCAAATTTTTTCAGCGGGTGCTTTTTTGGTTTCCGGTGCCTTCTTGGCGGGCTTCTTGATCACGGCTACTTTGTAACCTGATGGAAGTTTCCAAAGATGTCCAATGCCTCCGGAAAGAGGATCCGTAACCTTGATTGGTTTCCGGATGGCTGCTGCGCGCCACAAGTTTTGGATGTTAGTTGTATTCATGTCTGTATGTTAGTATGTTTCTTTTGTATACATTAAGTTTTTGTAGTCATCCTGATCAATTTTACGTGAAAAATCAATAATAACAAGCATTATTGATTTTATTGGTCATTATCAAATTACTGGTAAAATGCATTATATGTTTTTGCAAAAGACATGATTGACATCATATTCGATTCATAGCATATTGGCTCGCGGCTCTCAATAGACAAGTTACGTTTTGAACCTTTCTTCTTCCTCAACCCAGGATTTATGGGTTCCTTCTTAGCGGGCAGCTTCATCACAACGGCCATTCGGTAGCATTTTGGTAGTTTCCACAGATTCTTGGGTATGCGCACAGTTGGTTCGCTGGTGGGTTTGCTCTTTTTTGGCAGGACTTTCCACATGCGTTGAATGTTTGTGTTGTTCATATTGTTCGTTAGTATGTATGCTTGTTTTGTATACAATAAGTTTTTGTATACAACCCACTCAATTTTATCGTATACTTCAATAACATAAATGTATTATCATGTATAAGAACATATAATGGGGTTTACGGACAGGATGTGTTACGACGTTGCAAAGGATATCATATACAAGATGTTTTGGCCGAAATACGTGGCCGCCATTGATCCGGGCCTCTCTTGGTACAAAAATCTGAATAATTTCTTGGTAGACGAATGGGATCGACTGCAAGAGGTAGATGAATCTAAATCTCAGTTTGACGAAGAAGAGGAGCATATGATCATACGAGACGCAATGGAGATGCTATTAGATAGATTACAGGTCGATGAAGATGGGTTTGAGGAAACGGAACAAGAGGTAGATTGGATGAAGTTTGATGATATAATTGGTCATTATATGTGTAACGCATGGCAGCAATGGCGGATCCGCCAGTCAATCGTTTCATGGCATTGGTGATACTCCCGAGTATACCGGGCTTGGGTTCATATACGGGTTTCAACACAACGCCTGTTGGGTCGACTGCGTCGTATGATATATCTTTGGGATTTGCAGTTTTTTCATGACAGGATCTATGGTCTATGCTAATATTTTATCGGTTGCGGTTCGGACGACCATTGCTGCCTATAGGACGAATGCGGCCCATGCGCACGCCATCATCATCATCAAATGGGTTTTTGCTACTACGAGTCGGGCCGTCGTCGATAGGATTACTTTCATATGTGTCGTACCTTGCGGCTGTTTTGCTGTTTATATAATGAGACTCAATAGGTCTTCCTGGATTGCATGAACGCTCGTCTTCGTCATTGTCGCTGTCATATGCATTGTCTCGTTGTCCCTTTAACCCTCTTTGTTGTTTGCTGGGTTTGGGTGTTGTTGGTTCATTGTCTGATTCAGACTCAAATTCATCCGCTGATTCCATAGTGAGATCTCCCTTTGTCGCGGTTTTCGACATGTATATAGTATTATGCGAATAAAACTTGGCAATGCATATTATACGATATAAAGTTTCCCAAACAGTGTAAATAAATGCTTCCTATGTTGCGTTCTACACCATATACCCCAGTAAAAAACAAAATCGTGCCGCCGAGGATTGAGATGGATGACATACGCACAGATTTGGACAGTGCGTTTAAGATGGAACGAGATATTGAATCAGGTGAGCTTATTGAAGAAGATGACTACCATTACGAGAGGTTCGAAATACGACATGCTATACCGTTTGCCATCGTACTATCATTGTTGCTATTTATTGGGCTGTATGTTGATACCCCAGGTATGATATTATTACCTTCACAATACCCCGTTGATTGAATAGTATATGTGTATGCGAGTCAAATCGAGATAAACAGTTGAGATATGTAATCATAATGACAGATTTATCTGAAAATGATCTTGATGCCCTTGAGAATGAGCTCGACGATACAGAATCGCAATTGAACCACGGGTCCATACACAACGATGGCGTTTGTGACACACCGGATCCACAAGAAGGATTCATATCCATACCCGGTAGGCGGTACACCTTCAAGAACGTGGACGATCACTACTTCAATATGTTTATTGACGATTCACAAAATAACTCCATGATGTGCGATGTCCTTGCACTATACTCGCGAGGACAAAAAATTTTATACACGGAAGCCAAGACCTTTTGTGAGCAGCGTCTAACGGTTCTCATGTTACCATCGATCTTTCTTACCATATGCTCGGGGATCCTTGCTGTATCTACCAAGTCTTATCAGTATGGAGAGATCATTGTGAGCGGCGTAAATGGCATCACGGCATTCCTGTTGGCAGTCGTCAATTACTTGAAACTCGATGCTCGTGCGGAGTCACATCGCGGATCTGCCTATCGGTTTGACAAGTTACAAACGTTCCTTGAGTTCAGTTCTGGGAAAATGATGTTTGTTACAGAAGAGCATAAGAGACTTGGAAAAATTATTGACGAGACCGAGACCACGATTCGTGACATCAAAGAGACGAATCAGTTTGTGCTGCCAGAGCATATTCGCAAATCATTCCCACACCTTACATCCATCAATGTATTTTCAGAAATAAAGAGATTCCTCATTGAAGAACAACTCATCATAAAGGATGCAAGAGACTTGATCAACAAATTAGTAAATCTCCCAGAAGGCGATCTCAACCGTGAAGACCTGGCCAAGCAATTGGCCAAGAAGGAGACGGAAATTTTGAAATGCAAGAATTCGCTTAGTGAAGTCAACACCAAGATCTCCAATGAACTGAAAGCATATTTCTCTCGCCGGGAAAATCAGATAGGGTGCATGAAAGTGTAGACCAATAATTGACATATTTTATGAATGTGTCAATTACAAATCTTTTATGGAGAGACGGACAACGTCTTCGCCGAGGATATCTGACAACACAAACGAGTCGCGAAGAATGCTATATTTATTTGCACCCGTTTTGTTTTCGCTGTACATGAAATAATGGCGATGTGTTTTTGCGCGGTCGCCCAGCGCTACATGACGGCTCTTTCCCGGAAGCGTGCGCAAAGCGGTGTTGGCGTATAACACAACTCCTATTTGCAGCTTGTCAAATAACATGACCGCATCGAGGTCACTGAAAAAGTAGTCGTCGCGAAGAACCGCAGATTCCATAGTTTCGCCCTCCTCTACTGCATTGACGAACCGCTCCTTCCCTTGTGATCGCCATATCCGCAATAGATTGACTTTATTCGCATGCGACGCATATTCGCGCGACAACAGCTCTTTTATCGCCGGAACAGTCATTTCGATATTTGTGATTTTTTGTATGATGTACTGGGCCGCGGCATAGCTGCATGCCGCATCATTTGAAAACTCAATTTCCTTGCTGTTTGCAGGAAACCGCGTTTTCCACTTGTTTCGGACGCTCGGGTGTATGCGTTCCACACATACGTAGTTATCAGCGTCATCAACAACCTCCGGTACTGCGACATTGCTGTAATATTGGGTAACCTCGGGCTGTGCGCGGTTGTACGTGTTCAATGTCACATAGTTGGTCTCTGAAAAGGGCGCCAAGTTTTCCATGTACTGCGTCTGGATGTTCGAGTGAAGAAGAATGAACTCGTCATCGTTTACATGGTATTCGGTATCAGGAAGGCGTATAATATCGTCACTGCTCAGCATGAACTGTGAAAAATCTCGATTGCGCACCAGTTCATCGGCGATACGCACCGCATACCCGTCGCGATTATTGTTTCCACTTATCAAATGTGTCTTGGGTATCATCAGCTTATGACGATCGTTCTGCAATACGCAATATTGTTTCTCCTCGGGGGTTTCAAAGCAAGAGTATATATTGTCGAGATGTTCAATAACAGCTGAGTCATACTCGGCAAATTCAATAACTTCATTGACGAGGGACTGCACAATGCCCATGATTTTGGTTATTTTGTGTTTGTAGAGGTATCGCTCGTCCGACACGTATTTTCCGATTTCGTCGAGAACCTCGCGGTTTTCCGTCTTTTGTAGCAACATGCGTACGAGATTGCGGTATGCATTAAAAAACCTGGTTTCAAGAGCAATGGAATTGCGGGCTCTGATTCGCGCAGTGTCCTCATCATCGCCTATCAGAGCGTTATCGGCTTGTAGGTGATTGGCCTCAGTAATAGAAGGAATATCATCATCCACCGGCTCGCCGGGGGTAACCTGGACAAATTGGTTGGTCTGTGTAAGAATACCCACAATGAGCCCGTCCTCCAGTACCTTGATCCGCGGGTCGCAAAGAACGCGCGTGTCTGCATGTGCCTCACGCAGCTTCTTGACGGTATAATCATAGTCATGCCATAAATCATCAAAGATGGTCTTCACTGGCAAATCCACCATAGACGACGCGCGACATGGGATATAAATACCCTTCTTTTCGTCATTGTCGCGGCGCGCAATGATTGCAATTGCTTTTCCGTGGGGGTTTACTACCTGTGTGTCGATCACATATCCTCCAGTTCGTAGACGATGCACCACGTCGTTTGCTGGCACATTTGTGTCAAAAAAGTACACATCAGGCTGGCTCGGCAAGGGTTTGCACATCTTCGCGGTAGTCTTGGTAAGAACCGTAAGGATGTTCTGTAGTTCGGGCGCAATCGTATCGTCCAGGTAAAACAGCTTCATGTTATGGTATCGTTTTCTTCTGTTTACTTCATCTGTGATGACCACACTGAGGATCTCGTAATAGTTGTCTTGTTTCAATAGTATCACGCTTGGTTTGTCGGGATTGAATGTTGCGGACGTATAGGTGGAGGAAGGACATATAACACCAACATTGTTTGTAATGTCGTCGCTGTTCACTTCGATAATGATGGGGTTGATGGCCATACCAAAAACGCGGTCGGTATTCGCAATGATATCCCACATAAACACGTGGTTGATAGTTGACACCGGGTCAACGAGAAATTTTCGAAACTGCTCGTATGCGCGAATCGTGTCGCGGGTACCGCGAGACTTGGGCGACTTTTTCACGATGCGAGACTCGGCGTATTTCTCGACGTCCACTGGTCCGTCGTCCCCGGGACGAAAATGGGATATCAGGTCGCCATCATGGAGCCTCACAAAATCGTCGAGCGTGATGGTATCTCGAACAAATATGCAGAATTCGGAGATCGACATCTTGCTTGGGGTTTTCATCACGTACGCATGGATGTCTGCAAGGCAGCCCATGAACGACTTGTTTGGTGACTGTTCGGTACCCACGCGCAGCATGGTCTGGATCCCTTGTTTAAGGGCCGATGGGTTGTTCGCCTGCACGGCATTTTTGTAGTCGACTTGCAGAAATCGCTCGACGGACGGAGGAACAAACCCATATCGCTTGTCTTCAATTGGAACGCTGTCGAACCCGATGATATACTGTATCGCGGATGCTGCGGGTTTGCTCTTGGCGTCTTGATTTCCCTCTTCAATCTGTCGTTGTGCGTTTTCTTGGACCGTTGGATCCCAGCTTTTAAAGCAGCATGGTACCGGAAGCCCATCGGGGTGCGTTTTACCGTCAATGAACCCGGGGGAAAAATGGATGTAATTTCCCTGAGCATCTACGTGCTTCTTGTGGGTGAATTCATACACATAATGTCCGGGAGGAACCGTTTCGGAATCAGGCGGGATGACTTTTCCGCACTTCCCTGAATCCAGTTCCTCCTGTGTAATGCTGCTGTTCGTCAGGAGACACCAGTACCGGGGACAAATATAATGATACTTTTTCTCTCCTGACCCGTATTCAATGGAATGTGTGTAGGACCCGGGATGGTTCTTATCGATGTTCTCCTTTTCTTCCTGTGTAAGAATTACAGGTTGCCGAGCCTCACTAAACTGGCAGAGACGAGAATACGTCTTGAATTTTCCCTGACGCCGCGTCACAAACAGTTTAGGGTCATACTGCTTGAGGCGCTTTCCAAAAAGGTTCGGACGCGTTAGAGAAAGACCGTCAATATGTGAACCATCGACCATGTTGGTTGCGTCTCCGTCTGGTGCCCCACCATTTGTCGGGACCCCGCCTTCTGTTTCGTCGTCATCCTCATCGTCTTCGTCGTCGAAAAACACAAAATCGTCGTCATCCTCCTGATCCTCCTGATCCTCTTTCGTCCCGGGATCTTCACGAAATATTTCAGGAACAATAGAGGTACGTGCATCGACCGGTTTTACCACCATTTCGGCGGCCGTTTCCTCGACAGTCACCTTTTTGGTGCATTTGGATATATCGTCACCCACCGTGTGAGGGAACGCGAGTATGCGGATAAGGCTATCGACATATGCCCGTACAAATGCAATATATTGGATCGAGTTCAAATCCTTTATGGAAAAGATGATTTGGTTCTCAAAAGGTATGTATTGCAATGTTGCCGGAAACCCGGGATTTTCTACAATGTGCAATCCCTTGTTTGTAAACCGGTTACGGATGCGGTTAAATCCGTCGAGGAACTCGGACATCTTTTGCTGCGCCACCTTTTCGGAGAACTGGTAATTTTGCATCAGGCGGTCCAGTATTTCCTTGTCGCTCGCCGACGCATTATACCCGTCATGAATGGTGCGGTTCACCGCATCCATCTCTTTGTAGTTGTCAACGCGTTTGTAGTTCAGCTCGAATACGTTCTTTCTTTTGTCGATAATATTGAATATGCTGCCAAACAGGGAGGCGCACTTCTCGGGGTTGATGCCCTTTTCCGATCGCACAGCGATGGAATACTCGACGTTCGAAACTTCCACATTGGTTTGAGAGAGAGATTTCAAGGAGGGTATGGAGAACCCAGTGCGCATAAGAATGCGATTCAGCATGGATTCAATGGTTCGGTATTGTGCCTGCATCATGTTCTCTGCCTCTGCTAATCGCATTGGGGTTTTAAACATGGTTTCAAAGTGAATGTTTGCAGTTTCATCGATAGATATGTATGTGGTATCGTCTCCATGTATGTAAAATGTGATTGTGTGTGGTTTGTCTGCCCGTTTGCTGTCTGCAATGACAGTGCTCTTTGGTAACACGGGTATTTTTGTACCCTGACGTGTAGTGTTCTCCGTAAAAAGACGATAGATGTTCTCTTTTGATTTCCCGGGATTAAACTTAATGACGGGGATTTCAGTGTTGCAATGGATATCTTTGAACAGCGTCTCGAGGGGTAGAGATATTCCGCCGCGCGCATGAATCGTGAATTTGATTCGCGCGATACCATCTTCGCTGTATGTTATCCTTTCAGGCGTGCCTCGAATGCCCCGGTTGAGTTCATGTAAAAACTGGATGTTCTCGTGATAAGGCCTGTTGAATTTGAGGTCGGGACGAGGCCATTTTTCCAGGTCGGCTTGCGTAAGAATGTTGTCCTTTGCGAGGGCGGGGAAATAGGTGCGCGTAAAGTAGGATTCGTCAAACCCATTGTCTTCACAGTATTCGAGTAGTGTCTCGAGTGTTACCATATGAATGGTGTCAGTGACTGCATAGTTGAACAGTAAATTGTTATCCATCGCAATGATAACATTGCGCCCCCTATTTTCAAATGTCGGTGTCTCTGTCTGGAGCACTTGGAACGGATTGCCGGAATAGGTAAAATCATAGTAATCCGTGAACTCCATACCAAGCGGCTTGAATAGATGAACGCGATGAATGTCCATGGCGAGGATGTCGCTGTAGGTATATCGTTGTTTGTAAGGGATATTGCGTGTGTGTTTCTCGGAAAACCCGGTATTGAACAGCGACTGACCCAGTTTATATCCATAAAGAGGTGTCTGGTTGTTTCCCGTGGTCTGATTAAAGAAATCTATCGGTTCGATTGACTGAGTTTCCGTGTAAAACATGTAACATTCATCCATTGACACCTGTATGGTTTTGTTCATCTCCGACGCAATCTTGGCTTTGATAGTATGAATGCTATCGTCACCGAAGATGACCTGAGCAGACTGTATAATTTGGGTATTATTCTTTTTATACTCGTCGAGTTGCCCCTTTCTAAACAGTTCTTCCGGAGGGACTTCATGGTCACGTCCAGTAAAGACGTACACCGATGCCGGTTGCCCCCGCCGGTCATATAGGATGATTTTCATTATACACTATCACCTCATATTATTCATATGAATTATACACATTCACATGAGCATTGTACGTGTAAGGTTATCGATCTATAAAAATGCACAGTAACAGTAACAGTTTTAATCTATCTCCATTGGAACGGGCGTTTGTTTCTTTGGAGTTTGTGAACGCGGCGATTCTACATCCATTGACACAGGAGAATATACATCCATTGACACAGGAGAATATACATCCATTGACACACTATTACCAATACGTGCCCGTTTTTTGGTTGGTTCGATACTTTTGCTTTTTCTAATAGATAGTGAATTTGATTTTGATAGTGCCGTGGATATATCACGTTTAAGCTCGCTTTTGGTAGTAGTGGTAGTGATTATAACCGCGGTTACCTCAGAGATAAACTTGTATTCGTTTAAGTATTCACGATACGGACGAACCAATAATTTCTGCCCATCAATAATCCACGTTTTACCCATAAGGTCCTTTGCCATAACAACAGAATGTCCTTTCTTTTTTGAGGGAAACCATATCGATAGAAAAGTTGCATGCCCAAGCTTTAAAGCACGGTCCACATTAGATACATCTGACGAGATTGGAGCAAACGTGTCATTTGGATAAGCCCTTTTAAATAAGGAAACCATTTCCTCTGTTGTCGTACCACACTTATGTATGTTGACGTGTTTGGAAATCTTTTTTCCAATGACTCTTGGTATAATACGAAGGAACGTCATTGCATTTTGAGTACAGTCTGCATATTCATCTTTAACATCGCCGGCCAAAGGTTTCCAGTCAGATAAATATTTGTCGTTTATAGGGAATTGCACTAAATGATTATCATGCGTCCAATCTCTTTGTATGAATGGTGGATCATGTTGCAAAAAGTCTGTTGTGTTCTCTTCTAAAATCTCTTTTACTCCTTCTCCTCCTCTTTGTTTACGCGTCTTTCTTTTATTTATCGCATTACGTTTTGCTACCGCCCTGCGCTTATGTGTCTTTATAGGTTTATTATTTTTACGCGTAGTCATACTGATATATTATACGCGCACATTATTATATTTTTTCGGCTTGATTTACAAGCGCATCTTCAGGGTCCATAAAATATCGCTTTCCGCGATGACGTATCGAGTCCATGTAACGCATCAATACCTCTGCTATCACGCAAATACTTTGTTTGCTGATATCTTTCATGGCCTTGTCTGTATAGTGTTCAGTGGATTCTTGTTTGTCGTCGTCGAATGGCGTCTTGCAATAACCTCCGTTCATGATGCATCGTAATCTGGCAAGGGTATCGTTCTTGGTTGCCTGTGAGCATCGGGCACCGCGATTGTTGTACTTATCGCCCATGCTTTTCAGTTTGAATGCAAAGCGAGGCGTCGTTACAATGAATCCAACTTCTGGAAAGATGTCCGCATGTTGGATGAGAAAATGCTGGGCAACGGGGATTTTAAATGTTTCATAATCAGTAGCATGTGCTATTCGAAGTTCGTCGCCTTCCACCATCATGAGACGGTACTTTTTCCCATCAGTAAACACTATTGCGTTCTGGTTTTCCGTGGTAACCGTATGTTCTTCCATGTACTTGGCCATGACAAATTCAAACGTACTATATTGGTCCGCAGCACCACTTATGGAATGGACACGGGAGGCCACCAGAATTTTGTCATCTCCGCTCAATTCGTCAATGTAGTGTCGAAGTACAGATTGGACAAAAAAGTCGCGCGGAATTGCATGCTTGGAGAGCAGGATATCTTGTGTCGATTCGGTAGACGCATAATCATACCAGTCGGATTTCGAGGTGACTGCGTTGTTAGGCAGTGTTTCGTTAATGCGTTCGAGAATGGATGCAGCGACCTTTGCGATTTCGTTGTATTGGATGGACTTGTCTACCTCCTTTTCGGGAAGCACGTTCTCCTTGCTCAGATCTCCCTGAAACACAATCGAATCACGCTTGTATTCGACTGGTGCAGCACGTTCATACACAGGAATGTGTTCGTCATTGATTTCAATCGGCTGGAATGCATAGTATTTGTCGCGATTGACAATGGTACCGCGACGGCCGTATTTGTCGGTGATGATTTCTCCGCCATCGTCGATCATCTGGGAGAGAACATAGAATATCTGTTCCCTCGGATAAGACTGCTTGATGTTGATCGCCGCAACAAGATCGGTCTGTGTAAGGACATGGGATTCTTTAAATGCCTGACGTACCCGCCGTGAAATGGCGTCATAGTGCATGCGCGCAAACTGAATCCCGTAGGTACTCTTCTCTCGTTCAGCCGGGTTGAACTTGTCGGTATGTTTGCATACGTATTGGCAGTTGTCCTTGTAATCGCACATTTGCGTAAATGGGGCATCGCCCGGTTGAAAATCCACAGTCGCTCCGCTGGACAGCTCGAGTTCGATTTTTCGGTTTGTCATGGTCGCCAGTTTTTCGGCAGTGAGCTCTGATTGTGCAATGTTAAGATGACAGTCTACACTGACCTCCTTGAGTATTCGCGTGATTCCCCCAATTTGCACCGCCTTCGTTTCGGCCAGTCGGTACATGTACATATCCGCCGTTTCCTTTTCGTTGTCATGACAGCTATGGAGGTATATTTCTACATTTCGTTCTTTGAATGGCAGCGAGACATGGCTCCTGAACCTCACCGCGCGCCCTATGATTTGCTCAATTCGGTTCATATTGTACCATGGATCAATTACGTGTACCTGACGAATATTCTTGAAATCGAGCCCTTCCGCGGCTGCTTTGGAAATCAGAATGACCTTGACATGCTCGCCTCGGCTGTTGTCCTCTTTCACGATACGGTCAAGATCAGCAGCATTGTTATGCGAAAGATAAGGGTCTCCAGTAATGATCGCATACTTTGCCTGACGGTAATTTGCGGGACGGACCATTGCGTCCTTTTGTACCATCTCGATTGAATCAATCCCGTCTACGGGCGCGGTCTTGAACAAAGATTTCACGCCAGCGGTCGTGCTGAAACGTCCAAACCCCATTTCTTCGAGTGCAAGGGCCATAGGGACGATGCCGCTATCAATGAACTGGCTGTATATCAACACAATACCGGTACTCTTTTTAACCGTCTCACAGATACTGGATATTTTTGCGCTGTAATCTCGGAGCACCTTCTCGGAAAATATGCGCCCGTATTTCTTGAGAATATCCTCTTTGTAACTGTAGTGATGTTTCATCATTAGCACGTTCTCGTCGCGTCGAATCGTCTCCATCTTAAAATCCATGGTTTCAGCAAACCCATCGCGACCCACGCGCGACTTGGTCGGATAAGCAATTACATTGGCCTCAATGGGTTTGAGCAAAAGGGTGTACCCAAACGTCTGCATATTTTCCATATTAATTTTTTCGGACCCCTTGAGTGTTTCAATAACATTTTTATACGTTTCCAACTGTTGTCCTCTCATTTTGTGAGGATAGACCTGAGTATATTTCAAATGGTCGGTGATTTCAATCCCATTAAATTGGACGGTTGGGTAGTCCGTAATCACCTTTTGCGAATCGAACACACCAGGATAGATGCGAAAAGGGAACGAATAAGGGTTCTCACCACGGACAAACGATACGTATCCTGTAAGTTTTCGCTCAAGCAGCTGGCGCCCATTTTCCTGACCTTCCACAAGTGGTGTTTCGCGGAGCTCGTCATTTACAAAAACGTCCGACTCCTTGATGGTACTGCGTCCGTCGTTTGCATTAAGGAGGTTTGTCATCCACACAATCTCGGTCTGTGAGTTGTACATGGGCGTTGCGGACAATAGAACGATTTTCATATTACGGCTGTGCTTTGCCACTCGTAAGAAAAGATTTCCGATCTGCTTCTTCTTGTTATCGGGTGTGGTACGAATATTATGCGCTTCGTCGACAATCACAAGACGGTTATCAAAGGTCTTCTGGATTGCTTGTATTTCGCGACGCTTCTTATCAGCCGCATTTGCGGTCTCGTCGTCAATGGTCATTGTTTTTTGCATGTAGCGCGAGAATTCCACGTATCCCATAAAAAGGTAGCTGGTTTTGATAAGATTTTGTATTTGTCTCACGATAACGTCCTTTTCAACATCCTTGGTATTGGTGGGATTCACTTCGTCGATCAGCTGCTTGCTTACACATGCCTGGATATTCCAGTATCCGTCCACCTTCTCAAGACGCGATTCATTGAACAGCTGACTCATAAAGCTTTTTTGCACATTAGGCGATGCAACAATGATGATGCGCTGCCGGATATTGTTTTGTTTGTTGTAGCGTCGGGTTTCTTCAGCGACCCCAATGGCACTGCATGTCTTGCCGGTACCCACGCCATGATATAAAAGCAGGCCTTTATACGGCGTCTCTGCTGCCATGAAGTTCTTAACAAACAGCTGGTTGGGAGAGAGTTCAAACTCTGCGTTTTCGTATTTTTTGGCTTCTTCCTCAATATCGCCGGCACCGTCTCGATAGCGCGTATCCGCAAACTCCTGCTTATGGGCAATTTTTACACTGAACTCCGGGTCGTCGAGTGTCGGATACAGTTCCGGTAGATTCTCAATGTTACGCGATTCATACAGCTCTTTTTTACGCATGTATTCGTTGTATTCGCCCGATTCAACATCGACGGGCGCCGCACCAAGGTCGTTTTCAAAATCAGCATCCCCGACATCTTTGTCGAGGATAAATGAGGGGATTTTCTGACCCATGTTCGCCATGTAGTTGTCATCAATCTTTTCAAGATCATCGGGCACCTCTGGCATAACAACCTTGTTACGTTCGGCGTCGGGCAATTCCTCGCGCGCAGACAAGATCTGTTCAATACTGTCCGACGGAAGGGCCATTTCTACAGAGGCATTTTTAGGTTCTTGTATGGTAGGTTGCTTATTTTCTTTGCGCAGTTCGTTCTGCTTGTTGAGAATCGCGCCGATAAGAATGGGACGATTTCCAAGACCATATATATACTTCCTACCAGTAGGCTTGGAAGTAAGTACGGAATAGATATCCCGTAATACCTGGTTTTTATAGCCCTTGTAGTCATCCTCAGTGAGCGTCCCGTCGTAGTTGTATACAATGCGATCATCTATGTCGAGTTTGGGTTGCTCCTGTGCATCAATAGGCAATAATGATGTGATGCTACTTGGCGTAATCCCAAAAATGGAGGTGGATGTGGCGGGTATTTTTTCTTGAACACACTTGAATTCGGTGTTTCTTACATACCCGTCCACACACTCCTTAACACAGCGGTTTGTTTTGGGATTACGTTCTTTTCCCGGAGGACATGGTTTCATGGATTATACAATATCACTACATTCTTTTATGTAATGTTAAATATGCACCGCATTAACGATATACCATGTATGTTGACAGAATACTATCAATACCGCGTATAATGCCCATCTTTTCAACGTTATAATCGCGTATCATAGCACAACAGTCATTGATATTCATCCACTGGATTTTGCTGACTTCGCTGTCATGAAATGAGCCGGGTGTTAGCGTATTTTCATATTTCATATACGCGAGGTAATATTTGTGTTTGTAGGACTTGTAGTTTGAGCCCGTGAAAATCTCTTCAAACGAACCTATGTTATTGATATTCTCGATGTTCTTTGAAGAGTAGCCGGTCTCTTCTTCGAATTCGCGAACGGCGCAATTATAGTCCTTTTCCTGGAAATTGCGACGCCCTTTTGGAAACCCCCATTCCGGTTCTATCCATATGCTGGTAGACATTTCTACGATGCTCTTGATGGTAATCGTTTTTCCCATTAGCAAGTATCCTTCCTTGAGTCGGTTGAACTTTTCGCGCGACGCGTTTTCTTCATTCTTGTACTTGAGGATGTCGCCTATGCCCCATAGATCATTCCATAGTTTGTCAAAGTCTTCCTCTATGATGCGATTTTTCTCGCTTATAGTCATTTGATCGACCATATTTAAAATGTATACAGGGTCATACAGACTGTATTTACCGCGCAAAAAATCTATATACCCCAACGTGTCCTTTCGACATATCATAAGGTACTCTATGCCATTGGCCGAATTTCTAAACGCTATTATTCCACTACTGGTAATGGGCAGTTTACAATGATGGTACAGGTGGCCCTGTTTCCCGCAATTATTGCAATAATTATCATTCATCGTTGCAGTATATCAATACATATCTTTATGTCGTTCGTCCAATCGCGACAATTATGGCGCCTTAGTCTATATCATGGCACTCGATCCTGAAGTATGGGGACCCCATTACTGGTTTTTCCTACACACCGTGGCGCATAACTATCCCGAACAGCCAAATCGAGCAATGAAACGAAAATATTATGATCTTGTGATGAATATGCCGCTCTTTCTCCCACACCCGGAAGCCAGCATCTTGTTTAAAAAGCTGTTGGATAAATTCCCCGTGTCACCCTATTTAGATAAGGGTGCGGATTTCCGACACTGGCTTCATTTCATACACAACGAGGTGAATCAGCATCTTGGAAAACCGCGTATTTCGCGTTCATTTGCGACGGAGCTGTATGAAAAACACTATGAACCGCCACCGTTTACAATAGAAAATCCGCACTATGTATACATGCTCTTGGTGATTGCAATATTGGTTATCATATACATTTCATTGTAGGTACGGCACAGTTGACGAAAAATATCCGTATATAGCAAAGCAATGAGTATAGAACTTGTATTTATTATCATCACGGCCGCGATTGTCGGAAACATATATACTGATGGAAAGTACTACAAAATGGCGCTCGCTGCCAAAAAGTATTACCAAATGGCAGCGGCGGTATTTGTATCGTACACCTTATACTGGATCATCAAACGCGATCCGACCCGCGCCAAAGAGATTGTCAAGTCCACCAATGAGTGCCTCAAGAACATGCCCGTGGCAAAGAAGACCGTGTCGCCCTTTCTCGATTTCGGAGCGACTCAGTTCGGTGGCAGTAACGAGGAGCGTCGCCAAGAGCAGCGTGAGGAGCGCGTAATGAAATCGGGCAAAACGGGTACCAAACGGTCTGTCAGTGAGACCAAGAAGAAGTTCGTTGCGTCAAATCAGGGATGGAAGTGCGGGGATTGTTCCGCCGCACTCAACGCATGGTTTGAGGTCGATCATAAAATACGTCTTGAGCATGGCGGTTCGAACCACGTCGACAACCTTGTTGCCCTGTGTCGCGAATGCCACGGCAAGAAGACTGCTATGGAAAATATGTAACCAAGCAATATCTTACCATATAGTATACTCAATACCATATGGAATCTATACTCAAAGAAGCATACAACATATTTACGTCAAACGAGTACGGCTTTACTTATTTTCTCCGTTTCTTTGCGCTTGCTACGGTCATTGTGGTAGTTTACATGACCACAACAAACGTTAATTTTATCGTCATGTACTGGAATGTCCTTGTTACGATTGGCCTTGGTATTATGGGTCTGTATTTTGCGCAAGCAATGTTCTTTAGAAGTCGCGGGAAGTCGATAAATACCGTGGACAACCTTATTGTTGGTGGCCTCGTAGTCACATGGGTTCTCATGTTGATATACACCAATATCCACCTCAGTTACGAAAATTCCTTGTTTTTGTCGCTCGTGATATTCGTCACTACGGTTCTCGCGATTATCGTGGGACTCTACTTACTGGGAACGTTCATGGGCAATTATCTGCGTTCATTGCGTGGCTATATGGGAATCATCGGGCATTTTGTCATGTTTATCCCATGTCTTGTAGTGGATTTTATCAACACCATCTCCACTGAAATTCGCGGTACCCCACCGGACGTATTTAGTTTATACATCTTGGAGGTGGTTGCCGTTCTGATGTTGTTGTACTTTCATCGATTTGCCAGATCAATGACGACTGTTGGCTCGCTACCCATTCAAATGGACCCCATCTTTCTTAACAACCCTGTGGCAATCAAGGCATACGATGAAATACGCGAATATGACGACAAACCAGAATCATTCTGCCTGAGTGCGTGGGTATACATCAATCATACCGAGAACACTGGAAAGCCGGCGCGCATATTGAAATATGGGAACGTTGAACTCAAGTACAACGATGGGGAAGTTATTTTCGAACATGGAAACGGACACCGCATGTCCGCAAAGATTGAACTGCAAAAGTGGAACCATATGGTCATCAATCGAACGATTGATCGCGTAGACATCTTTATCAATGCCAAGCTGAAGGATAGTCAAGATTGGAACGTAAACAATTATGTATACTCTTCGGGGGACGCGGTATCCGTAGGTGATACGTCTTTACATGGAGCGTTATGTAACACCAAGTATTTTGCTAACCCACTTTCCCGTTCAGCGATTGTGCGCGAATATAATCTGTATAGTCTGTTACCAAGCCCAATCGTGTAAAAATTTGTAACCGTATATTATAATGAACTATCTACTGATTGTTTTAGGCATTCTTGTATCCATTCTCATCTATATCTTGTATCTTTACCTCACGGATGCTGGACAGAAATTGTTCAAATACCAGGACATTGGAGATGCGCCGATGAGTGTTGCGGGATCAAAATTATCCGCGCCTGCCTCAACCCGGTATGCTTACGGAATCTGGGTGTATGTGAACTCATGGGATTCCACCATGGAAAAGGTGATCATTCAGCGCGCCGGGTTCCGAGTTGCGCTGGAATCCATGTCACCCACCCTTAAGATCGACATCCCTATGATCGACAACACTTCGCGAAGCGTGATTGCCACCACCAACTTCCCTCTCCAGAAGTGGACGTATATTGCAGTAAGCGTTGACAATGATGTTATCGATGTATACCTTGACGGAAAACTGGTGCGATCCGAGCGCGCCTTCAAAGAGAACGTGATGGTAGCCCAGCCTCCTGGAAAATCGGCCGGAATCAACTCTGGTGTTTTCGACGCACACATTGCGCGATTCAAACGTTGGCCTCATCCTCTCAACCCTCAGCAGGTATTTAACGAATACATGCGCGGAAGTGGTCAAGAACCATTAATCACAAACTACGGTGTTGATGTGTCTCTTCTTCGCGACCAGGTCGAGCAAGCCCGCGTATCATTGTTCTAAGTGACTGACGAACAATGTTTGTTTCAAACAAACATTGCGATTGAGTATCAACAAAACCTCTACGTATATTATATTATGTCGGAAACAGATAAGGGTTTATATGCGCGCGCCCGCGATAGTATTGAGATGGGTGTAGAGAATGTAAGAGAGGTATATGATAATGTCGCAGAAACAGTTGCTGCCGTGCCTCCCGCGGCTACTCAAGTGGTAGCAGGCAGCTCTATTATTGCGAAATTTGGATTTTTAGTACTGATCATCATAGTGTTCATCATTTTGTTCCGCGTTGGTCTTGCAATCATTGCATATTTCACCATGCCCTCCGAATCTCCTTATGTTGTTAAGGGTCTTTTGAGCGGCCGTGAGTCTGCCATGATCACCCAAGACCCCCAGTCATCAAACGCGGTTCCCATTCTTCGATCAAACAATGAATCTACGGGTCTCGAGTTTACCTGGTCTGCATGGCTGTTTTTAGAAAACGGCGGCGAAGACAAACCTTCGAAATACATGCATGTATTTAACAAAGGTACCAGTGATTATGGCGAAGACGGACGTGCAAAGCTGCACAACGGCCCGGGCGTCTATATCGGCCCTGAAGATAATACGCTTCATGTTGTGATGAACACCACCAAATATGGCGATAATTCTCAGTCAGTTGATGTCAAGAACATCCCTCTGCGAAAGTGGGTACATGTCGCGGTTCGCATGCAGAACACCATTATGGATGTTTATGTGAACGGAACCGTATCTGGACGCGTGGTACAAGAGCACGTACCTAACCAAAACTTTTACAATGTGTATCTGAACCAAAACGGTGGGTTCAACGGACGCATGTCCAATCTTCGATATTTTAACCGAGCTATCGATGTATTCGAAATCAACCGCGTGATGCGCGCTGGTCCGAATCTCACATCAAGTTCGCTGTCGGCAATGAAGCCCATAAGCGACTATGCTTACCTGTCCAACCTCTGGTATGCAGCACAAGCATAAATACAATCAATATATAGTGTTATGATATAGCACTATATGTCATTACACACCACAACCACACTATCAGTAGAGGATATTTGTACACAGCGTAGGAAAAAACAACAGCTATTCTTACCCAAAAATCGCTTTGAAAAAATAAGTCCGTACGATGGAACCTATACCCAATTTGATTTTGATATGCGTCGAAAGGCAGAGACACTGAAATACGAAAGAACTGACACCAAAGTGGGTAAAAAAACACAAAGGTCCCTATGGTCAAACGTCGTACAGACGCGTGCGGCACAGCCTAAGAATCGCAAGGTTGTATACAACAAACAAGATGATCGTTATGACACATATGTATATAACAATGCAGTAGATGTATGTGATGTATCAGCTGCCCCTGCTCCTTCATCAAATTCTGACGTACCAGGCAATCTTGACCTGTATCTTGATCCCATCGTTCCTCTGTATAACTACAAAATAGCACGAGACTATGGTATACTGTTCCCGTCGCCCGTATTTAATGTATATGCTCAGACCACAAAAGACATATCCATGTCTTATACATCTTACACGTATGCCATGACTATATATCCGTTGGATACCCCAACATCTACCACGCAAATAAACCTCTCTATTCCCATATCGTTTTATATTACGGGCACTGCAAATAAACCGAGCATATTTACTAACGTTGATGTAAGTCTTACTTCTATTGGATATCGTCTCATGTTTAATGATAGCATCGTGAGCACGGGAACCACAACGTTACCTGATGTTCATGATATTGAGTTTGATGCTACCCTTAATACCGGTGATCAAATGCATGGGGAACTGTATTTGGGGACGATCGACATTTTTGACTTGACCGTAAATAGTACGGCGGATTATGTATTTGATGTTGTGTATCAGCCCGCGTTTACCAACTTTCCGCCTATTACCGTTACAGAAAACATCGACGGTCTTGATTATGGGATTAAGGCTCACCCTACCGAAACAACTACAGTAACAAATTTTACTTTCAATACCAATGCATCAACGGATAGTTCGTCGGTAATCATTGAATCATATTCCCAGGGAGAAGAAATCGTGTCTATTTTTCGGTACCGAGAGGACATATTGGCGACAACTACACCAACTGCACCCATAGTTCCTCCGCCCGCGCCAGTTGCCCCACGCATACTATCAGAGCATGTATTTGTGAGCGTAGTGAAGTACAACAATCTACCGCGATATGAATTGCGAAATACTACTCTTCGGAACGGTATCTATTACGTGGATGATTCCAGTTATAATCCAGCACTGACATATATTGTAAATGATGGTTCGTATTACTTTGTTAATATTCCCACTGCATATCCAATGACGATATTAAATGCGTGGGCGCCATTAACTCTATGGAAAAACAACAACGACGTCGGCTACAATTACGGCGGTACATATAGTGAGTATGACACAACTACCTATCAAGAAACCGAAGAAATAACCACACTTGACCCTTCACAAAATGGAACATATAATTTCATTTATGAAAGTGCGATTCTTGACATTTGCGGGAATTATTCTGATGTCTCTGGTATTAGTCTTTACAACAATCTCGTTGGGTTTATGGGCGGCGAGCACGTGCTGTATTATGGCTGATAAGTTATTGGGTTAACCCATAAAATTGATTATTTCAATAGATTAATTTGTATGCAAACAAGCAAACAAGCAAACAAGCAAACAAGCAAACAAGCAAACAATGGAATACAAAGGCGAAGAATTGAAATTATATCAACTCATGAAGAAAGCACTGGTTGATCACAAGAAACGCACAATTCGCATGAAGTACTATCCTCATAACATGGACGAGTGGGAGACCGAACACAAAGCCATTGAAAGGAACTATCGCGAACTCATACAGGTAATCCGAAAAGAAAGACTTGCCAAAGAGCACGAACAGGCTGTAAAAGACGCAGCCGAAGCACTTCTTATGTTGAAAAAATCTACTGAAAAAAAGGCTGTTGCAAAAAAGAAGCGCCAGGAAAAAAAGGAGGTCGCAAAGAATATCGTACCGCGAAAATCATCACGACTCGCAAACAAGAAGAAATAATTGGGTTGGTTATCCCATAAATATGAGTTGTTTTCAACTCATATTTTTTATAGACGGTGTAATTTCGGGTCATTGGGAGTCATGGTAGCATTGAGACATGTCTCACGTTCAGGAAAGATCTGTCCGGACATGCACATGGCAGGATCGTCCACCTCGACGCACCCTCTCTGTCCATCGTTATCACCAACATAACAGTATCCACCCTTTGCTTCTTTTTGCATGATGGGGTTAGCGGTATATGTGGGTTCGGGTTCGGTCGCCATGTTTTCAGTCACGGGACCTCCAGAGACATTCTGAATAACATTTCCGGCGGTCTTGGCGGTTTGTTCAACCGCAGTCACACCGAGGCGCCCAATATTTCCAAAGAGTGCGGCAACCTGGGTAATAATAGTACCAATGATGTACCCGACCGATCGAATAATGTAAGCAATAAGGGGACCAAACGCGGACACGAGTACTTCCATAATATTTCCAATAACGATAAACACATTGATTCCTAAAAGCATAAGAATAAGAATGGCGACTAATGCAGTAATGGCCATGTTTTTAGGGTCAGATAGAAGCGCACGACGTATATCCATTATATAATTAATGGACGAAAATAAATAAAAAGAGTGGTTTGATTCTAACTATAATACAATGGTATCAATTATGAACTTTTTGAATACGTTTTTTGTTGGAAGTGTTGTTGTGTCTGTAGTTCTTGTTGCGATGATGGTATATCATTTCCGACAGCGAATTAATTCGCTGGAGACAAGAGTTTCCACTCTGTTGGAGATTGTAAACAATATTGTTACCAAATTAAATGTTCAAGAAATGGACTTAACCGCAGGGACAATACACATGGAAGGTATGGAACATTACCTAAGACCAAGTGGTGGAAATGTATCCGAACACCGTGTCGAAGAAATTGATGAATTACCACAAATTGAAGACTCGCAAGAGGACTCTGATAATGATTCGGATGACGAAGAGAGTTCGGATGACGAGATCAAAGAGATGGAAGAAGGCGTTGATTACAAATATGCGTCGGATAATGACTCGCGTGAATACCCAGCCGGAAACATGATAATGCAGGATGAAAATGATGAAGAATCGCAAACGAATGCCGAGAGTTCGATTGTCATTATTGAAGATGACGCAACTTTAGAAAGTGATGCGGAGGACTTGATGCTTCAACAGTTTGACGAGGATGATGCGGCGCGAAAAAGTTCTGATTCAGAGCCGGAATTACAATTTCCCGACGCAACGGTTTCAGCAGAATCGCAGGCGGGACAAAATATTGTTCCAGACAATTATGAAGAACTGACCGTTGCGGAATTGAAAGATCTGGTAGGACAGTTCACGCCACCAGTACCTTACTATTACCGAATGCGCAAATCCGAATTGCTTGATGTTGTGCGTGCAAACTTATAAGTTTGAAGTATTATCTTTAGACATTGTATATGGAGTACGCACGAATAAACAAAGTATACAAACAAGAAGCAGGACCTGTGGCATGCCCACAAGATATGAATTTATGCAATCAGTCGAAAAAAGAGTTCATGACTGGTTGGGAGTATCGTCGCGCACTACAAAACACTCCTCTTCCACGAAAACATGAGATGCAAACACCTATTACTGAAAATGGGCTATATGAAAGCTTAATGGACCCACTTGTGCATAATAACAGTGACCTTAAACAAAATTATCTGAAAGAGGTAACGTCTACGTACTTGGCAGTGGCACCGGAAGTAAATATGACAGGTTTTTTGAAAAAATAATTAGACTTTGTGAAGAACATGCTTCATAAAATCTCCATATTCGTTTAGCTATAGGATAAAACATGACACATAAATACAGATGAAACTTGCAAGCTTTGACGTTGGTATAAAAAACCTGGCCTATTGCATTTTTGAAGTATCGGGCAATGATGTATCCATAGAAGACTGGAAAGTAGTGGATTTGATAGAAAGTAATAAGGTTGTTACACAAAAATGCAGCGAGACACAAAAGAATGGCAAACCATGTACAAACAAGGCAGTGTTTGTATGCAACGGCCGAACATATTGTAAGAGCCATGCCGAAAAGAGCAACATTCCAAAGTACGACAACAGCATGAAGAAGACTGCGTTAGGAAAACTAAGTGTCGCGGAAATTGCCCAACGGTGCAGTCAATGTATCCCCATGCCGATTGCTACAACGAAAGCGGACCGAATCGCGTTTTTGGTGGACTATTATTTGAAGCATCGTCTGGTTCCTTACAAAAAAGAAACGCGCAAATGTCAGGACTATGACCTCATCGATATCGGCAAGCGACTCAAAGCTGCGGGTGAAACCTACTTTTCCATGGAAGTAGACCTCGTGCTCATCGAGAATCAAATATCGCCGATTGCAAACCGCATGAAGACAATCCAGGGCATGCTCGCCCAATTTTACATTATGCGCCAGGATGAAGTCGACATCAAGTTTATCAGCTCCCAAAACAAACTCAAACATTTTGCACGGGGTGAGGCACAAGGATATCGCGCAAACAAGACAGACGGGGTGAAATTTTGCAGACAGGTTTTGCATCAGCGCAACCTTGTCCATTGGGAAAAAGTTTTAGACACACCCAAAAAAGACGATCTCGCCGACGCCTTTTTGCAAGGAGTATGGTACATTGAGCAAATATTATTGCGCGTGTAGAATTTAGAAACAAATACTCTATTTATGACATAATGGAAGCTGTAGAAATTGGTATTGATGACATTGGATCGTCTGGATTTTCGGGAGCCGGCATTGAACTACTCATGAATGACAAACCCCGAGCCGCAAACAATGACATTGAAATTGGTGACCTTAACACACTTGAAAATGAATTGAATGATCTTACGGGAACATCCTCGAATGGAGGAGGCATGTCTGAATCATTCCCGTCAATGGCACCCATGGAAGAACCGGAAATAAACATAGATCCAATGCCATCGATACCCGCAATGGACGAGCCCACCGATTCTCGTCTCGGAAGCGCCACGGCAAACTTCGTGGGCCAGTCTTCCGATCTCATGAAGATGCCATCCGAGCGCCCCACACAGAGAATGAGCGATCGTGAGATGCGCCGCAAGAAGCGAATCATGCTCAAGAAGTTGGAAGACTGGAATGATAAGGGACTCATCAAGCTTCAGAATAACCTCACGATGGAGTCGGATTTTGATGAAGTCGAAGATGAGTACGAAACCGCACTTGAAGACAAGCGCCATAAAGACAGCGTCAAGCTCCAGGGGTGGTGGTTTATGACCGCAGTGAACTCATTGGAATATGCAAACTCGGCATTTAATCCATTTGATGTAAACCTTGATGGTTGGGGCGAACAAGTGAACGAAGACATTGACAGCTACGAGGAGTTGTTCGGGGAACTGTACGAAAAATACAAGGGAGGTAAGATTGCGCCCGAGCTTTCGCTACTTCTCCGCTTAGGGTTCAGTGCGGCTGTAGTAAACTTCACCAACAAGGCACTTTCTACCTCAGTACCCGGGTTCAATGATGTGATGCGACAGAATCCAGACCTGATGAAGGCGTTTACTGACGCTACGGTTAACAGTATGAGTCAGAACTCGCCTGCTTTTGCCATGGCCAACGATATGATGTCTAACACCCCCAAGCCAACGGGACCGCCCCCACCTGCGCCTCAAGCCACGCAAACCGCGCGGTCATCACGTCCCGAATCCAGACCCGATCTGTCCCATGCAGAATCTGGCATTGAATTAGACACGGCAGGAAAGGTAACACAAGAAAAGAGCACGCGACCGGAAATGCGAGGTCCCAAGAACTCAGACATTGATGACCTTCTCGCGGGTCTCAAGACAAAGAACGTGAACATCCAGAAAAAGAAAAGCGATTCGGTAGTGAGCGCAGCCTCAGTTGCCGATATGACCGACGGAAAGGTTCCCAAGCGTACCCAGAAGCGCAAGCAGAAATCTGACCGCAGCATTGCTCTTGACATCTAAATAGACATGTCATATATTTATGACATGTTTAGACCGCTTTGTACATGGCAACCATTTCTTCCGTGCGCGCAGATACGTCCGCAATGGGCTTTTTGTACACCCCTTTGTGGTCCTTCCACTTTTCATCCCATTCGTGAATATCCCGGTCGGGTACATCTTTCAGTTCAGGTACCCATGTACGGATATATTCGCATTTTGGGTCGTATTTGCGACTCTGTGTCCACGGACTCATAACGCGATAATATGGTTTCATGTCCACGCCTGTGCCGCTAATGGCCTGCCAATTACCATTATTTGACGCAACATCATAGTCGGTAAGTTTTTGTGCATAGTACCGTTCTCCGAGACGCCAGTCGAGAAGTAGCGTCTTGACCAAAAAAGTAGCACACATCATACGGGCGCGGTTATGCATATACCCTGTTTTGTTCATTTGTCGCATACCTGCGTCAACAATCGGAATGCCCGTTGTTCCATTGCACCAGTTCTCGAAATCGCTTTGAGAACGGCGCCATTTTAGTTTTCGATAACGCGGTACGTATGCTTGTCCCAACACATCCGGGTACCCAAACAAGACATGTGCAAAAAAGTCGCGCCATATCAGCTCGCGCATGACACCATGTTCAATTCCGTAAGTGCCGGCAAATGTATGAAAAACTTCTCTTATAGATAGGTTACCAAATTTGATATAGGCCGATAGATGGGTCGTGTCGTATGTAAAGAAGTCACGTTTTTTGTCATAGTCTGTCTGTTTTTTCTTTCCGATTTCAAGTCGCGACAGCGCGATATCTCGTCCCGCTCTTACCATGATATCCGGGTTTTGAGGGAAGGTTCTCTGCATCTCTTTAAGAGATACGATGTAGTCACCTCCGAATAATGAGTTATGGATATTTTTGATACGTTTCACAACAGGTTTGTCAACGGGAAGGTGGAGAACCGCATTATAAAAAGGAGTGTATTTTTTATATACCGATCCGGTGCCAGTTAACACCGACCCGGGAACATGAAGGTAATAATCGTGACTCTCAATACAAGGAATATTAGCGCGTTCGCATATTTTGCGGACGGTAGCGTCACGTTCCCTTGCATAAGGTGTATAATCCATATTGAAAAATATGGCATCGGGCGAAATCTCTGCAATTACCGATGAAATCACTTCATTATTTTTCCCTTTCAGACATACGAGCTTCCCTCCAATACTGCGAACGCGACTTTCGAGGTCAAATAAGCTCTCGATCATGAACTGTATTGCGTTCGTTGATCGGTAGTCGTTTTTGGCTCCTACTTGTTCTGGCGTAAATACGAAACATGCATGTACCCGTTCGCACTGGGTTACACACTCGTATAATGCCTTATTATCTTCAAGACGCAAATCGCGTCGGAATATGAACAATCCGGATTTATATTTCTTGGTCATGCACTATACAGATATAAAAAAATGCGATGTATTACCGTATCATAAATGGGATTACTTAACCGCGCATCAAGGAGTTTGGAAGACCTTACTACAAAGCTAACAAATAGCTCATTTTTCCTCAAATTGATTGTGGCATGTAGCTTTATACACACGTACTTGAAGGGGGCATACGACAAATGTTATACATACGTGCCATTTTTTGCCATTTTTTGCAACATCTCAGAAGATGTTGCGTTCGACTTGTGTCGCATTTTCACCAATCAAAAATACGAACCAAACAACCGTTTCTCATGGTTTAACACTGTAAAATGCTATCGAGAAACCCTATCTAAATCCGTACCGATGACGTTCATCACAGAGGATTATGTTAACATGGGCAGTTATATTACAGACGACTCTGATATCCCGATAATTCTTGAAGATACCAATGATCGTATTGATAGTCCTGGCGCCATAGGCAACATCATTAATACTTTTGCGATGATAAAATACAAGGGGAACTATATCGTTCGTCTATTACCAACCCATAATGTACAATATGAAGACAAACGATCCCGTGTAAGATTTATATCAATTGAATACTGTCATCCAAAAATGGAAAAGTCAATTCCACTTGTTGTAAATAGCTGTTATATGCGCGATGGAAATGAATTATTTAGCGTTGGATTTGTTCAGCGCCTTTTGCAATACCAATCACTTCCCTATATATTCGATGAATCATATACTCTCAAACTAATGGACGATTGTATGAGTACAATTGAGCTCAATGCAACCCAGTATATTCATTTGAGCATACGCAAATTTGCCGTCAAGGAACTGCCCGAGGAGGAGTCCAAGGAGGAGTCCAAGGAACTGCCCAAGGAGGAGTCCAAGGAGGAGTCCAAGGAGGAGTCCAAGGAGGAGTCCAAGGAGGAGCTTATCGAAGAGGTTATCGCAATTGACGAAACTGGAATCCCGCTCATTCCGCAAAAAATTGAAGAAGAAACTGAATTATAATTTCTACAATACACATATGAGCGACCCCTCGTTATTGAATGACAAATGGGACTTGTACTACCATCTTCCAACCGATTCGAATTGGGATCTGGATAGTTACAAGCCCATTATGAAGGGTGTCAATATCAAGGACCAAATCACGGCACTTAATCAATCGATCAGCAGTTCGGTTATCAAAAATTGCATGTTATTCGTGATGCGAGATTCTATCACGCCTCGTTGGGAAGATAACAAAAATCGCGACGGTGGCTGCTTTTCGTACAAGGTTCCCAACAAGCTGGTGACAAGTGCATGGAAACGACTGTTTACGGATGTCTGTATGGAAAAATATTCATTGGATACCAACGTACAGAGCCATATTAATGGCATCACTATATCGCCAAAGAAAAACTTCTGTATCATCAAGGTATGGATGGACACGGTAGAACACACAAACCCTACTCTATTTAATCATATCCCCAATCTCAATGCCAATGGTTGTATATTCAAAGAGCACCAGCCAACCAACTAATGGTTTTACATAATTACAAAATAATGTAAAATTGACAAGTACATGCTTTTTTACGCAAGGAAACAGCTATGAACGAAGCATACGATGAATGTCCCGCGCCATACCAAACAGAGAACCATATTGACAGCCGCAATTCGATTAAATCGGTAGAGCTCTGTCTCAACGGTACAAATTACACCTACTACATTGGGCGGTCCGCGGCGGAAAATACATACCTTGTTAATAATTCCATGCCATGTGATTTGTGGTTCCATCTCGCACAGTACCCGTCTTGCCATGTCGTATGTGCCCTGGAAGGGAGAAATATCACCAACAAAAAACTGCTTCGAAAAATCGTGCGTCAGGGCGCAGTGCTTTGCAAAGCAAATAGCAAGCTTCGGAGCGAAAAACGAGTGGCAATTGATTATGCATATATAAGAAACATCGCGGCTACACAGACACCAGGAAAGGTCTTCGTATCGACGATAAAAAAGGAAGTTATTATATAATATGAATTGGGTGACAGAAATAGGGATTGCGACGATATTTTTTATTGTAGGGCAACTGATGCTGAGGAATACCTTTGAACAAATAGCCGATCCACTACGCGTCACGATGTTGTTTGCAACTGGTGTAGGAATTGTTGGTCTTGTTGGGTTATTCTTGACTGCCCCCGGTGAGGTGGAACTGCAACCTCTTGCGGCCGGGGTCATTTTCTCACTTGGCTACTATTTTTGGGTCCATGTGATTAGTGCGCGCGTACCCATGGGAATGATACGCATTGTTATGGCAGGACTCGATGTAGCCATCATATCCAGTGCAAGCTACTTGATATTCGGCGACGTATTTACAACTACGAACATACTGGCATCTGTCATAATCTTCGTGGGTCTCGCGGTTGCTGCCCTATAATTGTCTTGAATTCGTTCAAACACCATATAAAAAATAGGCAAGATACAGTCCATTACATGGACGAGAATAACAATGCATTAACGATCAAGACGGTTCAGATCCAACCGATCCGCAACATGATTACCGCACTTAAGGATATTCTAACCGATGCAACCATTACGTTCACGTCTGACGGTTGGAAAATTATCAACTTCGATAAGACCCATACCATCCTTGTGAATGTGATTCTCGACGCGAACAAATTCGAGAAATATATATGTAAGCCCAATAAGATTATTGTATGTGCGAACACGCTTCACCTGTTCAAGGTGATTTCTACCATGTCCAATGACGACACCCTGTCGATCTACATTGATAACGAGGATTACAACGATGGTATTGTATCGCATTTGGGTCTGCAGTACGACAATGGCAACATCAAGCAGTGTTATTCACAAAAGCTCAAACTCATTGAGCCAGAGAATGAAGAGTGTGATGTCCCCGATGTACAATACTCGACCGTGATTACGCTTCCCACCGGGGATTTCCAAAAGATCATCCGCGACATGAATGGTATCTCGGACCGCATTGAAATCCGATCTGTTGGATCCGATCTTATTTTCTCTTGCGAAGGATCGTTTGCACACAGCACCATCTATCGCTCAGAGTCAAATGGCAGCATGGAGTTCATGCAAAAGTCGGACAGTTCCACCGTGATTCAGGGTGAATTTTCGCTTCGAAGCCTCAGTCACTTTATCAAATGCAGCCCTCTGTGCAGCCACCTTGAAATGTACCTGGGCAACGATCTTCCGCTAATCGTGAAATACGACGTCGCGTCTCTCGGAGAAATCAAACTGTGCCTGGCCCCATTGCCATCTATGTAAGTCCGTATTTACATTTTGTAAATACGAAGTTAGTCGAGAATAATGACCGGTTTCCCGTCATCATATTCGATGCGACCTACCTCAATCATATCACCCAAACCCTCCACTGCATTATGGTAGCTCTCAAGGTCATACAGCACGTTGGTTTCTTCGTTAAAAGCATACGTTTTTCCTTTGTATGTGACCTCTTGGGCTGCCCATATGGCGTCTCGCACATTGAGATCGGCACGTTCGCTCTTGTCGACCTCAATGTCAGGGACAGTTCCAAAGTCATTTGACTCGGTCTTGCCAAAGCTGTAGCATGCCACTGCGTCGTCATCGCCCGTGCGTCGCGCCGCATACAATGTACAGTCAAACGCAGTGGATTTAACTGCGTCAAGAATTTGGTTATTGACCCCTTCTTTGATGGATGCCGTTTCGAAAATGGCCTCATCGGTGGTAACCGGTGTATTTTTATCAATCTTACTCACATCACGAATACGAAGAGAGATGTGCTTGTCACTCGTCTTGTGGTCATTGCTCATGACACTGTGGTACATGTAGACCTTGACTGTACGGAGTTTTTTAGGCAGATCTTCATGACTGCATATACGTCGCGCGCGTCCAATAACTTGTCTTATACGCACCATATGCCAGTAAGGTTCGAGAATGTGAACGAACCTCGTATTCTTGAGACTAATCCCTTCAGCACCAGACGACGTAATCATAAACATCTTGATCACTTCGCCCATGAAGTTATTCTTGTGAATATCCTTGACATACTTGGCAATCTCTGGCGGGATGGCGTCCCAGTTGCTGTTGTATATGTTGCGCACGATCTCCTTCTCCTCGTCGTTTTCCGTTCCCGTGTATAGCGCAAATTTAGGTTTGTTCTTATCGGCTTCGGATACCGCAACCGACCACGTCCCGGTGGTACTCTTCTTGAGTTTGAACTCGGCATATCCATTTGCTTCGAGCACGAGTTTCAGCACACCAATGCCCTCAATCGTACGGAACTGGGTGTAAAGGAGATGGAGCCCCTTATTGTCCGGATGTTCAATATTACCGAGGAGATTCAAAAACTTAGGGCTATAGAGAGCGAGCTTGTCGCGCGAGAGATGGACGGAATCGCCACCGCGCGTCTTCTTGGATAAGTCCTTGAGGGCCTTGGTGATCTGTTTCTGGTAGTCCTTTGCCTCCTCTGCCTTTGTCTTAGCATCCTCTTTAGAATCCTCTTCTTCAGCGTCATAGTCGGATCGTTTTGCGAGTTCCTTCGCGGTCATTGCGTCAATATCGTCTTCTGATACATCGTTGCTCTTCTTTGGAACGGGACGCGTCATGCCCGGAGGGAACACAAAGTTACATGCCGCGCGTGAGAATATGCGATACGTGGATGTGAATTTGTAGACATCGTCGGGGTCTGCCTTTGCGGCGCGTTTTGCATTGCCCTTCTCCTGTTCGGCCTCGGTTTCGCGGACCTTTTCGTAGTACGAGAATTGATGGTCACTCATGACGCTCTTGACGACAAAGAAATCCTTGCCATCTGCAGTCTTTTCAATGGTAGGCATTAGCTCTTCCTGTGCGCTACGGAAATGAGAGGTCAGGCCAAGGATGCGGCGTTTGAGTACATCGGCATTAATGACGTTCTTGGTTTCGGGGTCAATGAACATCTCACTGAACAGTCCAAGGTTGTCGGGTAGCGCAGTATACGTATTCTTTTCTATAGTTTTCTCGTCCACCTTCATATCATGCTTTGTCAAAATATGCACCACAGACTGAAGGAATTCGTCGTCGCTGATATTTCCTTGCTCGTCCAACTTGATACCGTTGTATTTATCAAAATAAGGGCGTATGCTGTCGGTTCTTGCCTTACGGGTCTTATTGCCTCGTTCGGGTCGCTGTTTCATGGTTCTCGCGCCACCCAGGTATTTACGTGCGCGGTTGATGGTTCGTTCGAACACACCATAGGGGGTAAAATCGCCATTTTCACCCTTTGACGCACTTTCATACATGGCAATTTCATCTTGTAATTCCTCTTCTTGCATGTCGTCCATGTTATGCTGGTCAAGCGCTTCCTGTTCTGCATGTGACAAACGTGCAATTTGTCGCTCGATTGCGTCCTCTTCGGGTTCCTCTTCGGGTTCCTCTTCGGGTTCCTCTTCGGGTTCCTCTTCGGGTTCCTCTTCGGGTTCCTCTTCGGGTTCCTCTTCGGGTTCCTCTTCG